TAATTTGTCCTGTGAATTGTTCCCACCTTTCTATTATAACATCACAATACTTTTCATCTAATTCCATACCATAACATTTTCTATTAAGTTTCTCGGCTGCTATTAGTGTTGATCCACTGCCTAAAAATAAATCTAAAACAATACTATCCCTGATTGAACTGTTATTGATAGCAATCTCAATTAGTTCTATTGGTTTTGTAGTAGGATGTAATGGAGATTTTATAGGTCTTTTCACATCCCATACATCTGATTGCTTCCTGTCTTTTAATGGACAAAGTCTCGCAGCACCCTCTTTCCAACCATACCATATTGGTTCATATTTAGTATGATAGTCTTTCCTTGATAATACAAGATGGTCTTTATTCCAAACAATAGTAGAACTCCAATGATACTCATTATTTTTTAATGTTAACATTAAATTTCCCCATTCCTGTGCTGACATTACAACATAGGTAGGGCAGCCATCTTTTGAGCTTACAGACATATTTAAAAAGGAGGAACTCATAAATTCTTTAAAGTCTGTGGTTTCCATTTTATCATTTAAAATAGTTCTTGGTTTATCTCCCTGAGCGTTGTTTTCTGTTACTGCACCATAATTAACATTCCAAGGTGGATCAGTAAACACTAAATCAGCTTTTTCTCCATTCATCAGTTTAGCAACATCATCTGAACTTGTGCTATCTCCACACATTATTCTATGTTCTCCTAGTTGCCAAATATCTCCCCTCTTAACTATGCTTTCTTTTACTTCAGGTATTTCATCATCTTCTATAAGTCCTGCTTCAGGTTCTTTATCATCTTCATTTTCCCATACATCTAATCCCCATTCAGCAAGTTGAACACTATCCCATTCATTAGCTAACATATCCCACTCCCATTCTCCAAATCCTACATTGTCCTTAACGATAAACTCTTTCTTTTGTTCTTCAGTAAGTCCTTCAGCTACTTCTATCCATACTTCTTTTAGTCCTGCGTCTTTACTTGCTTTTAATCGCATATTACCACCAAGCACCATCATATCTTCATCAACTACAATAGGTCTTAGCTTTAGCATTTCAGGAAATTCTTGTATTGACTTTACTAGCTTTTTAAACTTATCGTTTTTAATTATTCTTGGATTGTTTGGGTTTGCTTTTACTTTGCTTATCTTAACTTGTTGTTTCATAATTATATAATAGAATAAATTTGTTTTTATTTAATAGCTTGAACACTTCCTTGACAAGCTGCTTTTAAATCTTTTTTTTAGTTCTTCACTAATACCTCTGCTTAACATAGCTTCGTTGATGTTAAATTTATTAGACAGCCATTTTAAACTACTGTCAGGGTTTTCAAAATAATACTTTACAGCTTTGCTTTTTAATGTTTTTAAATATGCTCTTGATCTCTTTTTCATTATTTAAAGGGTTCATTTATACCACGTTCTCCTATTAGTTTTTCTTTGGCACTATCCCAAAGGTAGTCACCTTTCTTCTTTTTACTTAAAGACGGCTCGGTTCTTTTTATTTGCGGAATACCTTCTTCAGGTTCGCTATCCATATATTTTCCACATTCACATACCACATCTGCAACCCACTTATTTTCTCTATAAATGATTTTTGCTCTACCTATCTCTTTTTCCTGTTCACCGCAAGGGCATTTGTATAGTGTCATTCTACTAACTGTACTGTTTTTAATTCGTTGTCTTTATATAATCTATCAAGCTCAAAGTGTAAATGATTAATAGCTTTTTGAATATCTTGTTGTGCTGGGTTGCCTTCTTTTTTACCAGCTCTTAAAAGATATGATACTGCTGTACCACAATTATAACTTAAATCAAAGTCCTCTACAACACATCTTGCAGAGTAGCCATATTTTGTGCCTGTGTAGTAGTGTGGTTCAGGGTTTTTTTTGTAGTCTTTTTTTGTCATTTTTTGTATTTATTATATAATTTTTTTATTCCATCATAACAAGTAGATAAGCAAGAACCACAATTAGTTCCTGTTGAATAGTTTGTCATATAGATGGTGTTGTAAGTTTCTATCATTCTTTTTTTTGCTTGTATATTTTTTGCCCTTCCTGTTTTTAAGTCCTTCCACATATCTAATATTTCATCTATTATTTCTTGTGGTAAATCATCAGGTGTTTCTATCTCAGTTGTTTTTTGCCACTTCTTTTGACTACAAGACATTGGTGCTAATCTTGCCTTGATCTTCATAAAACAGCCACAATCCTTGCAAGTTCCTGTGGGTTTAAAATAATAAATACAAGACTTGCAAATAGCTATTCTATCTTCATAGACTTCGTTTGGTACAAAAAACTTGTTCATTTAACTTGGAAAGATTACTACTAGATTTTCTTCTATCATTTTTTTTTATTATATCGTATTGCCTATTGTCATCAGGATGTTTAAATCCAAACTGCATAACAAAACTGTTATTCCTTATTGGGTCATACATCTTCATTCAATTCTTTTTTTAATATTGTTCTTACTTTGTCTATTGTAGTAAATAAGCTGTTTCTACTTATCTTAGTTTTAGCAGCAAGTGAATCTAGCGTATTACCTTCATAATAATACAACTTAAATAACTCCCTGTCATACCAAGAATCCAGCTTGTCTAACTGCTTATCTATTAGTTCTAACTTATCTATTTTGTAAGTATCTACTTCTTCATTAGGAATGTTTGATAGATTTTTATAGATATTAGTATTGCACTCATAGTCAAAATTAGTTTGAGAGTAAGTGACGTTACTATGAAAGCTATCAATATGAGTGTAATACTTTTCATACTTATAGTAAAAATTGCTTCTTTTACTTCTTAATGCCCTTCTTAAAGCAACAGCACCATATCTTGTTATTCCCTCTATACCGTCATTATCATATATCTTCTTAATAGTGTCAGGGTTTGCTTGTAGTAAATATAGCATTAATTCTTGTACTGCTTCATTTACTTTGTTTTCATCTGTTGTTAATCCATACGCCATTCTTCTAAATTTATCTGTTAGCTTAGATATTTCAATATAGATTTCAGTCATTAGTTGGTTCTAAATCATCTAACTTGTTTACCGTTTCTTGTAGCATCTGATCTAACACTACTTTATAAGCTCTAACAACAGGAGCATTTGTTTTGGTTTCTATCCCTGCAAAGAATCCTGCTGTGGCAACTGATAAGTTTATAGGTATTATCATTATCCAATCGTAAAAGTTGTTTTCCTTTACCCCATTACCATACCCATTTGAGTATTCTGTAATCAAGTCTAAAACCTCTAAGTAGTTTTGGTATCTTGCCTTTGTAGATACTTCTTGGACAAACTGCTTACACATTATTATATACGATTCAATTATTAGCTTGTGTTCTTCGCTTGAATAAATGGTGTTACGCATACGCCAAAGATATGAAAAATGTTACTCTATTCCTTTTTCTATTTTTAAGTTTTTAACAGCGTCTTTGTAATAACTTATTTTATCTTCATAATCAACCCTAGAAAGTTTAACTGTCTGCCTTGATTTTATTTGCAGTTCTTCTGCTGTTCCTTCTCCATATTTACTATCTAGTCTTAATCCAAACTTGTATTGTTCTCCTTGACCAAAAAGATTGTCTGCTGCTGACTGTGGTTGTACATTGACTTCACACCATCTTGTGGCTAAACATCTTCTAGAAATAAAATGCCCAGCGTGAATTTGCTTGTAATGATACACCCTTCCTGAAGTGAAGCATTGTACCAAACCTTCATCAGTTGCATCCCTAAGTCTAATGTAAAGACTAAACCACTTGTCTAATTCTTTTTTAAGTTTACTTATTGTTTTCATATCCTAAGTCTTGCCGCCATTGATTCTGTATCTTTCCTTTTCTAATTGCATAAGCTCTACCTCTTAGGTTTGGATTTTCTTCTTGTAGCTTTGCTCTCATTCTTCTAATTGATTCAGCGTTAGTTAATTCATTATCAGCGTATTTATGTAAAAAATCTAAAGCTGTAATAGTTTCAGATTCTATTCCTTTATTTCTTAATTCTCTAAACCAATAAGCTGCAATTAGTTTGTTGTCATTATCCCTTAAATGAGGTTTTTGTAGTAATATTTTTTTGATAGTTTCTTTTGTTTTCATTTTAGTTTTTTATTTAAAAAAGCATTTTTATTTTTTTATTTAAATCTATTTTCCATAAATTAATATCATTACTTGCTTTAAAACCAACGTGATTTATTTTTCCTTTTTCCCATACAGCATACTTTTCAAAACCCAAACTTTTCCAAAATTTATTGCTTTCCAAATCTGTTCTACATCTTAAAGTGAATCCTATTCTAGCAAACTTTTCACAAAATTTTTTACACACATCTAATAACGCTGAACCATAATACAATCTTCTAGCATCATTTCTTACTGCAATTTGTTGTATTTTAGCATATTTATAACTTCCCCTTGCAGGAGTTATTAAAACATAACCTACCGCATCTGCATTAGCTTCACAAATTAAAACAACAAAATTCCTTTTCCCCCCCCACACATAATCTTCCCAAATTGTTTTTTGTATAAAGCCAACAGCATTTGCATTTTCTTTTTGCAATTTATCTACTAACAACATATCTTTAATAGTGCTTGTTCTTACTGTGATGTCGCTTATTTTGTCGTAATACAATATATTTATAATACCTGTGCTGCAATCAAATTCTCCTAAATTCATTCTTTTAATTTATAATTTATATGTAAAAATATTCCTAAAATTATCACCCAACCAATCATTTTAGTAGTTTTATTGGTTCTTGATAAAATTTAACATTCTTTTGCCCTAAAGTTTCTGTCTGATAAATAGCGTCAGATATTACTTGTTTATGAGTATAAACCCATTTGTAAAAAGTTCTAATATTTAAAAAGGGTTCATCTTTACCAAACCTAACTCCTTGATGGAAAGCGTCTTGCACTTGATTAAAAGTCAAATTCATAAAACGTCTTTCAGTCATTAAGTCCTGTGCAAATATCTTGCTTAAATTAGCCATAGTTTGTGCATCTGTTTTATGTCCTATTTCTACTCCTGTTCTTGCAACAAGGTCAAGCACCTTTTCTGTAAGGTCTTTTATATTTTCTTCTTTTAGTCTTTTCATAATAGTTTTTTTGCTTCTTGCCATTCATTTATTTGTGAGTGTAGCTTACCCATTGTTGTTTTCTTTGATTCTCTACGTTCCCAAGTTCTAACACAAGCCTTCCAATCTTTCATTTTGTTGCTACCAATTTTCCAATTCTTAGATTCGTAAAAATCAATAAATGCTTCAGCATCTATATTGTTCTGCCGTAAGATACAATAATTTTTAACATCATCTAAAGTTGGTTTTTTAAAGCGCACCTTTTTATTACTATCTGTAAGATTAGTATTAGTTATATTTATATTAGTATTATCTCTTAAATTATTTTGTGGGGGTGGCTTAACTAATTTTATGTGCCTAGACAAAATCTCTTGGCTACCCTCTTTAAATATATTGTGTCTTGTAATAAAATTGTTATCATCTAAAA